GCATCGCTGAGTCCTCCCCTGAGTCCGGCTGTGCTGAAGGACTGGCAGGGTGTTCCTCCCACAAGGAGGTCAATGGCTGTTTTTTGGAACGTTTCATTTTGCTCTATTTTTAGCATGTCGCCAAGGTTAGGCACGTGCGGGTAGTAATGTTTAAGCAGCCGGCAGGGAAAGGGCTCAATCTCGCTGTACCATGCGGGTTGCCATCCCAATGGTTCCCAAGCAACGGTCGCCGCCTCTATCCCTGAACAAACGCTTCCGTAGATCATTTTTTCACCTGTTCAAAAAGTTCTAAAAAATCAGTTTGGCGCGCCGGCAGTCCCTTCCTCAACATCTTCACCAGCATCCTGGCTACCTCGACTTTATGGGTTAAAGGCTCGAGATTCGATGTTCCCCGCTGCCGGGCGCCGTTGAGCCAGCCCTCCCGCTGCTCGAGTACTTCCTCGGCGAGGGCTAAGAGATCGGGGTAGGTGACGGTGCGGGAGGACTGGCGGGGCATGGGGGCTTATTTCCAGATGATGACAAAATCGGTGTATCCGGCGACCTGGTTGTGAAAGATGGCCTTCCGGTCTTCTTCGATGATCTCGATAAGTTCCACCGACTCGAACCAGAAGCGAACAGAGGCATCGGTCGCATCCAGGCAAACTTCCACCCGGAACTTCTTTGGCGGTTGCCCCTTGAAAATGGGCATGAGCAGGGAAAACTCAGTCGGGATGGTGCGGCTGTCGATGGTCTTCTTGAAAGCCGCGTCTTTGTTGCCGCGGTTGTCGGATTCGTTTTTGAGGACCGTCTGGCCGGTCAGGTTGAGCTTTTGATATGCATCGAGCATGATGGCGTGCTGACTCGGATCGGCAAAGAACCGGCGGTTGAACTTCAGCAAGGTGATCAGCTGCTCCCGGGTGAACTGTTTGTCCTTGTTGATGAACCAGGCCATCAAGTCCGGATTGAATTCCAGCTTTCCGACGACCGTTGTTCCGAACGGATGGTTCGGGTCTACATCGAGGGTAATGGTCATGTTCGCCTCGTCCATGGTGATCACCGCCAGATCCTTGTCGATGTGCTGAAGGGCTCCGGGGAGCTGCTGCGTACCCCGCCGGCCGGATAAATAGGCGTTGACCGACTCAATTTGCCCGGTGATGCGCAGACGATTGGGGTGTTGGGGGTCCAGCGCTTTCCCCTCCATGATGTTGATCGTGTCGCCCTTGGGGATGATGGTGAGTTCCGGTTTCATTGCAAAAAATTTGTGTTTTGTTGTAAAAAATATTTCCGAAAAGTTGTAAGGTTATTCCCCGTTGCTCACCGCTCCAAGCGGAAAGGATGCCCGCAGCTGCTTTTCCTTCGGCGTCAGGCGCCGGGACGATACGAATTCTCCTTTTTCATCGTAGGTGTTCATCACCGAATTTTCGTGGTCGGGGAAGTCGTAGAGGGTTCCCGTCACTTCTTCCTTACCGGTATCCACCTGCTCGCAAAGGATGTGGCATTCTTCGCTGAGGGGCTTCACCTGATCCCGGAAGGCGGCGGCCTGCTTTTTGGCCTCTTCTTGGATCCGGAACATCTTCGATAGGCTGGCATGAAGGGTCTCCCTTTTGACATCCAGCTCCTCCGGCGTCAAGTCCTTCAGGTAGGTAGTCTCTTCTTCATGGACGCAATTGTCCCGCAAAACCGACGGCCGCAAATGGAGCGGGACGTCTGAAAACATTGTTTTTGGCGCTTGCATTGTATATAGTTTAAGTGTTGACGAATTAGTCCGGCTTTTTCAGCGACTCGATTTGATCTCTCAGCATGCGAAGAAGCCGGACGACCTCTTTATTGTGGTCGCCCAGCTTGTGCATTCTTGCCGCTGTGGCATACTTTAAGGGATGCATGAAAGCGCATTGCCGTTCGGCCATCTCTTCGACAGCGGCGAAATCCTCGGGTTCTAGTTTGAGAACTTGCTTGCAGATGCGGTTGACCTTCTCTACGCGCTCTTCGGGCGTCAGGTCCTTTTTTGCTTTTGATAGGCCCATGATGATAGCATTTTAAGCTCTCAGCGGGCACGGATTAAGAGTTGCGGCTTATCCCCATTGGACTGGGCCGCTGTGGGTAGGGACTAAATAGCGTCCTTTGCGTATTGCAAAAGCACGTCGGGTATGTTTCTTCTTTCTTTGGGTGCGATCGCCGGATAGATGCGGATAATGCGTTCAATGACCAGGTCAAAGCAATTCAATTGCATCAGGTCCAGAATCGAGTTATCGTAATTTCCGTGGCAGTTATTCCCCCAGCTGCACAGCTCTATCCAGTTGTCCGGATGGGTTTCTATGCTTGGGAACATATTGCCACGCTTGGGTAGAATGTGGGCGATAGAGGCCTTGTAGCTGAAGTCGTCGTATTTCGGCGTAGCGCCACCGCAATGCCAGCACTTGCCGGTCATTTGTTTACGGCATTCAAGGAACCATTCATCCAGGGTGATGATGCCGCCGGCCGCCTTTTCCTTTTTCGAGGATGGGGCTTTCTTCCCTTCCTTGGCAATTAAGCCTTGGGCTATCTGCTGGCGGTATGAGAGATAGTTGCTCACGAGAATTTCTTGGTTTTCAGATTGAAATCCATTCCTTCCCGCTCCATGATCGCTTTCAAGAACTCAGGGTTGATCTCCTGTCCTGCGCATATCTGGTAGAGGTTCAGCATCTCCCCGGCGAAGGTCTTGAGCGAGGTAGCGATAGTCGCCTTCTTCAACTCCTCCGACAATTCCGGGTTGGTTATGTCGGCGTAGACGACCTTGGTGAGCAATTCGAGCTTGTTCATGCTGTAACGGTTTCGGGTTTGTAATAGGCTTGAAAACGAATGGTATCCATATACTCGGGCGACTTGATCAGTCCGTCCCCGGCACCGGCCAGGCACTCTGCGCCGCCTTCGTCCAGTACTACCCGGCTATCGGCTTCTTTGGGGACGCGGAAACATATCTGCACCGGGAAGTTGACCTTGGAGTCGCCGTTGATGATTTTGGTAGAAGCTCGCTGGGTGGCCGCCACGATACGGAAACCGGCGGAGCGGCCCTTTTGCAAGAGCAAGCGGAGATTTTCTTCCAGGCTTTTCTCGCCCTCATTGCGCTCGCTCTTACGCCGGGAGTTGGCGTAGGCATCGGCGAACTCATCGAATATGATCAGCGTCTTACTGGACCGCTTGTCTTTCACCCGCAGATTCATCTCCTCCACGCAACGGGCGAGGGCCAACTCGATCTCGTAGATATCGGAAACCACATCGATCCGGCGGCCAGCCAAGCCTGCGAATTCGTCCTTAGGGTCCAGGATGATGATATCACTAACCCCTGCTTCCCAGGCGTATTGAATGGTGGATCGGAGCCAGACAGATTTGCCGGAGCCCGTCGCCCCGCAGACCAGGGCATGAGGGGTTGACTGGTTGTCCAGATCCCAATAAACAACGCGGCCATAGTTATCAACGCCGACGGGAAGTTTATAGCCTTCGCGGTCCTCCGGACGGTAGACGAGGTTCTTGTCCCTCTTTTTAGAAACCTCGATGGATAGATAAGATTTCCCCTCATGCCGCACCAGACTTTGCCCGATCCGGACGTTTTCCACATCCAGGGCGTTGGCGATATCAAGCCTGTACTTGAACACATCGGCGACCTTGACGCCGGAGGCGACTTCCAAAAGGAAGGTATTAGAGGAGTAGCCCTCGAAGGTATGGGCCACGGCAACAGACTTGCCGAAGACCCGGAGCGTATGCTCTATTTTCTGTTGTGGTGTCATGTTGGTGGTGGATAAATCGAACGGGATGAATTTGACGGCGTTTTTCTTGAATTCGCGGATGATTGTGGGGTTGACCGGGATGACGCCAGAATCCCGCACCTTCTTCAACCGCTTAGCCACCAGCTCCTTTTTGCTCTCGTCGATATTAAAGCTATCGACGGAGAATTCGTTGAGCATGGTCCGGCACCAGAAGTCGTAGATCTCCCCCTTATCGACGAAGTTGTCCGACTCGTTGATCAGGTAGATATAGTCCGGGTCCCGTACCGCGGCGATCATGCGCTTGACCGGCTCATATAAAAGGGCACCATATAACCGCCGGGTGTTGTCGTCGATCTTGACGGGGATGCGGGATAGCTGCGGGGACTTGTCTTTGTTCTGGCTGTATTTGTTTTCCATGAACCAGACCTCGGAAACGGTCAGCCCGCTGATCTCCTCGTAACCCAGCACGTAGGTAATAGCCTGAACACCGATGGATAAAACCGCCTCGTCCTCGGGGGTGAATGCGCTGCGGGATTTGTGGTCGACGATAGCGATGCCGCCGCTTTTCAGCCTCACCACAAGGTCGATCTTGAAGCGGCAAGGAAGCGGGATATCTACCCCGTTGACTGTTACCCAAGCCTCGCCCTTGACCTCGACCGCCAGGATCTCGTCGATGTCATCCTCGTAAAGGCTTTTCTCTCGGTAGAAGTTGTCCAGCAGGGAGGTAACCACTTTCGTGGCCCTCTCCATCGCCTTTTCGATCGTGTCGACGGTTTCCGTCAACTTCCATTTGTTGGCCGCTACGCCGTCCAGGTATTGGTAAGCACAGGCCTTAAGCTCTTCGACCGCCAACTGGGTGCCGAACTCCTTCAGGTTAAAGAAATAGTATTCAAGGGCTGTATGATAGGCGTTACCTGCGATGGAGGAGATGGACAGCCGGGAGTAAAGCCCATAGATGTGCTGCATCTCGAAGGACTTCTCGTTCCGGGCGAACTGGCTAACCTTTGAATAGGACCAGGAGTTGACCAGGAAGCCGCTGAGCAGGGCCTCCATTTCGTCGGCGGGGAGGTTCTTGTATTGATGGCTCATGGCATGTCCAGATTTACTTGTTTACCATTCGCCGCCTGCTCGCG